AATTTAATTCTAATAGTTTACAAAAGGACTAGTGATTAATTTCACTGTTTTTATTTTTGACAATAATGCGCCACTATTCTCCCTCTCTATTCTTCAAGAAAACGTTTTTTTGAAGAATAGGATTTAGACTTCTGTTTATAATCGTCCAAAATGCGTGTTTTTGAGAAATAAAAAAACCGCAAGCCTGAGCCTGCGGTGAAAGAACATTTTAGAAAGTTTCCTTTCTATTTATTTTTTAAAATTATTTAGTCGTAATCAAGCCTTCTGGTTCTACCGTGAACTCTGGCTTATCTGCCATTGTTCCGTCTGGTTTAATGTAGTACCAGCCTGTTCCATCCGCAGACTGGACAAAGGCGTTTGATACCATGTTGCCATTCTTACGGTCTAGATAGTACCAAGTCTGCTTGTGCTTAATCCAACCAGTGACCATCTTGCCATCTTCATCAAAGTAATACCAAGCGTTATTGATACGACCCCAACCAGTGGCCATAGATCCTGAATCCGTTAACCAGTACCAAGCGTCCTTGTAGTTCAACCAGGTACTACGCTTCATGAAACCTTTGTCATCAAAATAGTACCAAACATCATTGATCTTCTCCCATTTGTCAGTTGGGTATGAGCCGTCTTCACGAACCCACCACCAACCATATTGGTTCTGTTGCCAGCCTGTTTCAACCTCTTCAGGCGGTACGATATACCCAACGATTTCACTTACAGAACGCTCATTGTAGCGACAAGGTCCACCTACTTCTAAGTAGTCCCAGTTGCCATCGATGTTCTGCTCAATCGTCTTGATTGTATATCCGTCTGAGTCTTCATAGACAAGTCCTGTATGGCCGTAATTGACACCGTCGCCAGCTACATAGCTTTTCACGAAGAACCAACCAGCCTTTGGATAGTCAGCATCATACACGACTTTCAGGCCTTGAGAACGTGCTGACTCAAGCAAGTCGTAAGCGTTGCCCCAAAGGGTCACACCGTACCAATGACGTAGCCCGTAACAAGGCACGTCGGCACACTGGAAGCCATAAGCTCCATCATTATCAACTCCATCGCCAGAATTGGCCTTGTCGATGAAGAATTGAATCATTTCCTGTTTTTTAGACATACCTACTCCTCACTTGGTTTCTTGTATTCTAGCGCTCGTGTGCTGTCTGTTATTCCGCTTGTTGTTGGGTCATTGACCAGGCCGATAGCAGTCAAGAACACGAATACTGCATTAACAAGCAAAATCAGCTTGTTGCCGATATCACCCAAATCCAGATGATATCCAAAGACTGCTGCACCAGCTTGCAAGACAAGCAAGAAGGCTGGGATTGCAGTCAGCCAGAAAAATTTATTTTGTAGTCGTAGTTTCCAATTAATCATGTGTTTTTCCTTTCTTTTATGGCAATTTCGTAGGCCAAGGCTCATCTGTCAAGTATGAGATGGCACTTACACGGATATCTCCGATATCTCGGTTAGTTGGGATGTCTTCGTTAAATGTGAATTGAATGAAATTTAAGTCAGATTTACCGCCTAAGTACCAAATTCCATAAGGTCTACCCTTATCGTCATAAATTGGTCCTACAAGTGAATTTTCGCTTCTAAAACCTTCGGGAATACCGTTAGGATAAGTAACTTTAGCCCCTTTGTCTCCGCTACTATTATGTCTTAAAAATCCAGGTCCATTTCGTCTGCCTACTCCAAACCAACCCCATTGAAGGCCTCCGAATTGATAAGTAACAAGATTGTTTACTCGTCTGATTTTAATGAATGAGTTGCCTGATCTAGAAACTGAATTAAGCGTTCTCCAACCAGTATCACCAATCAAAACACGCCAACCCGTATTGCCATTGCCACTTTCTTTTATCCATTTCAGAGCGCCGTTCGTCACGTTGACATCTACATAGGTAGTCCCTATTTCGGCTGTTATACGCCCTTCTGGCGAACCTGTACCACGGATTTCATGCCCTACGTTGTCTGGCAATGGTAAAGTGACATTATTACCCCCGAAAATGCCGAGGGTATTTCCAGTTAATGTGAGATGAGGGGGTTGTGGTTCGGGTCTCTTCTCTAAAGCTGAAACCTTTTGTTTCAGCTCAGCATCATTGTATGCTGAGTATAAGTGTCTTGAACCAATCTTGCGCACAGCGATACCTTTGGCACTGATGCCAGTTACAACCCAATAGCTTTCATCCGCTCCTTCAGAATTACTATTGAAGCTTTGAATTACATCTCCAACCTTGATACCTATCGGATTCATCAAAGAGTCGATTGGTATTGTTGCGGTAGCACCGACTTCGTCTCCAACGATATCAGATTTTGAAATTCGATATTCTACGCTTCTCAAAACCGCAGGAAGAGTGACAGAGCCACCATTCGTAAGACTTAGACGATTGCCTTCTAAGCTAAGCGTTTGGTTTTCGGTCAGATAATGCTTGGCCTCTAGTTCCTCATGCGTGACAATCTGAGAGTAGTCAATCTCAGTCGCTTCTTGCATTTCCTGCTTGGTTGCGTAACGTGTCTTGATATCCTTGATATCCTTACCGATTTCCGTTGCTAGATTTTCAAGGTTACTCATGATAATCACGCTTTCGCTGCGTTATAGGTTGCTACTAAATCAAGATTAGCAATCTGGTCTACACGTCCGCTAACTTCGGTTACTTTGCCGAGAAGTGCGCCGTTTTCGTCCTGTCCCATGTTAGTAATCTTATCCGCAATTTCTTTCAGCGTATCAAGATTTTCAGGCGTTCCTTCGCCTAAAATTTCAGCCTTAACTTCCGTTTTAGCTTGAGTGACTGCCTGTGAGATAGCCTGCGTCATTGCTGACGTGCTAACCTTGGTTTTCAATTCTTCGTTAACTCGTTTGTTATCTTCTCCCAATGTGCGGGCAAATTCTGTTAATTTTGTAGTTTCCATTTTTTTTCTATACCTTTCCAAGATTATAAAAGAAGAGTAGGTCTGGAAATTCCGGACATACTCCACCATCTGTTACTGTTTTTTCTGCAAGTTGTTTCTCAACTTCCTTTGCAATATCCAGCTCTTTGAGAGCATAGACTTCCTCTGTGACCAATTCCTTATCTGAAGCCACTATCTTGATGTGGGTTTTTTTGTCACTTGGGAAAATATATCCACCAGCGCTAATCTCTAAGCGGTATTTTCCGATTGGCAAGATAGTATCCAGATTAAAATTCACGCTTGAGTTCGTGACAGCTACCTTCTTCTTCCACTGGTGCTTGCCCATGGTCAGACTAACGACCGCCACCTCCCCATCAAGGGAGGGGACGGCTCGATAATCTTCGTCTAGAAGGACAAATCCAAAGGTAGAAGCCACATCACCCTGTTTGATGAGGCAACCACCATCCACTTGAGCAAGATTGGTCGTATTGAGATTACAGACCATTCTGCACCCCTTTCTTAGCTTTTGCTTTGAATCAGCGTTTTCAACTCCCTGACGTCCTCGCCTAACGACTTAACCTGTTCTGCAAGGACTAAGATAGCCTTGTTTTGTTCATCATGATTATCTAGTCGTTTATTGGCAGACATCTTGAATTCATGCAAATTCTCGATATCTTTCTCTAAAACTGTGAGACGATTCTCTTGCTTGGTCGCTCGGTCTTTCATTGAGAAATAAAGTCCGACAACAGGAATCAGAGAGAGGAAAATTTGGACAATTAAACGTTCAAATTCTGCCATAAAATACCTCTACTGTACAATTGTTGCTTTTGGTGCGTTAAACTTCCAAGTTGCTAGAACGCCATTCTGGTAAGGTGTACCTTCAAGTTGAGCAAGGGTTTCTCCTTGATAAGTAAACGACTGATTAGTTTGAATCAGGATGCGTTTACCTTCTCCATTAATTTCAGCGTGACTTGGGTCTTCAACCGCAAAGATTGCACCAGGTTCGTAAACTTTACCGACTTCAGCAAGTGGGAAGAGTTCAACCATTTCTTTGTAGGTCGTACCGTAAGAAACTTTCTCACCCATGATGGAATCTTGAGCCATCACTCGCACTACTTTGTTAATGCGATTTGCGAGTGCTTCAAGGTTATTTTGCTTCGCTTCTGCTTGGCTCAATTTCTCTTGGGTTTGTTCAAGATTGGCTTGAGCTTGAGCCACTTTCTGCTCAGCCTGTTCCAATTTAGCCAAAGTCTGCTCTAGTTTAGCTTGAGCAGTCACGATGGCATTTGTCGGATCAAGTTCCGTTCTAATAAAATCTAAAACGGCTTGAATCAGCACTTCTTCATTATCATTCGTGCGATTGCCTGGCAATTCAACACGCTCATAACTGTAGCGTCCAGGTTCTTCTTTCTCAATCGTTACGATTGTGACATTCTTTTCCCCTTTTAAAGTTGGGCTTCCTGTTAATTTGTAAGTCATTCGTTAGTTCCTTTCATTTTAGCTTGCGTTTCTTCAAATAGTTCTTTGAGGGCTGGGTCGTATTCCAGTACGGCTTTAAAAGCCTGTAATTCGGCCAAAGTCAGTGTATGGTATGCCTCTAAATACGCACTATTCAATTCGCCTTCTTTCAAGCGGTTAGCGAGCGACTCAGCTGCTAGCTTGTCGATTGTGTGATTATCCATGTAGTTTCTCCATTTCTTTAATTTTAAGGTCTAGTTCTTGGACAGCTTTCAGCAAGTATGGTACGAAAGCAGTATAGTCGATATGCAGATAGCCATCTGGATTGTCAGGGTCTCGTGAAATTACTTCTGGAACGATAGTCTCAGCTTCTTGAGCAATCAAACCGATTTCTTCATGTTTCTTGCTTTCGATGAAATCAAAGGCGACCATGTTTAGCTGGTTGATTTTATCCAAGGCTTTTACGGCTGTGTCTGTGATATTCTCTTTCAAACGTCTATCTGAAGACTTATCGCCCCAGTATTTAACACTTCCGCTTCCAACTTGGTTCCACCAGACGACCGCATTTTTTCCGCCTTTTGGATTGGAGCCGTTACCGTAAATATCTGCAGCGCCTAGTTCAATTCCGTGGACGAAAACAGGCGATTTATAAAATGTCTGGGTGCCGTAACAATCAACAGAACAATTAGTGTCAAATGTGACTTGCCTATAGAAGATTGAATCATTCTTACAGTACATTTTGCCATCTGTGTTCACATACCAAGCTCTATCTCCAATTGTATTCCAGCTATCGCCCCAATTTGCCCAAAATGCGGTTCTGGTTCCTCGGCCTTCTCCGTTTCCCATTCCAACTGCGAAATGGTTCACGCCAGAAATCCAGCGACCACCACCTTGGTCGAATTGTCCAAGCGTGAAGCCACCGATTTTACCTTGATAGGCTTCAAGAAATGTTGAACTAGACACGACTGACTCAATCTTAGTAGCGAAGATTTCCTTAGATGTCAGCTTGTCAATCAAGGCATCTCTTGCGGTCAGATTCTTGATTAAGGCATCGTCTACACTGATTTTATCTCCTGTGATGGCACCAGTTTGGATATGGTCAGCAGTGACAGACCCGGCGGCTAACTTCCCAGCAGTGACCGCACCATCCACAATCATGTCGGATTTTACTCTAACTCGTGGAGCGATGATGTCTACACCTTTCGGACTTGTGGAAATAGTAGAGGCTAACTGCTCACCCGTTAAGGTAGTAGAGCCGATAGTAACACCTTCTGGCGTAACTTGAACCCTCGCACTGTTAGCAGCATCTCGCACTTCCTGCCTGATTTCTTTAGCCGTCTGCGCAATGGCACTCTTGACATTCTTGTCAAAGAATTGAGTCAGCGCCCCTTGATTATTCTGCTGGATTTTGCCCCAGAGAGTACTGTTTGGGTCTCTTAATTCCAGTTCAATAGAACGCATGTCCTTGAAGAGACCTGATAGAGTACGTTGTGTGACAGTAGGCTCCACAAAGCTAGTTGGGAAATCCCCCTGTTCCAGCTGGATATCCGTCAGCACCGTATCTCCCACGCACCCCATGTGATGAAGCTTCAGCAGTTCATCTCGTGTCCGTGGTTGAAATACCTTATAATACCGTCCGTTATGCTCAAGAGCAGGCGAACGAACGTTTTGAATGGTTATGTCCATGTCTTAGCCTCCTCTTTTTCTCCCAAAAATGTAGGTCTCGTTGTATTTGTTGGATAAGAAATCCTGAACCTCATCCGTATTTTTAAAAATGACAAATAGTTGGTAATTGTATTGCCTTTGGCGACTTGCTGAATAACCAGTATCTCGTTGACTTATCACTACTCTAATTTCAAACACTTTGTTGGCGTTTTGAAGTTTCAACACGTTACAATCCTCTATTCCATCCAAACCGTACGGACGACGTTCGGATATCCCTAAGTCAATGAAAGCTTGTTCTGTAGAGCCGAAGCGCCAAAATGACCCAAAGCGGTTTGAACTGAATCTTAAAATTTCGTCAAACTGGATTGTGACTTTCTCCCAAACCAGCCTTGTCCCAACATAGCGCTGAATAACTTCATTGGAGCCCACGTAAATTCCTTCTCTAGCCATAGTTACTCCTACCTGTAGATATCGTAGATGGTATTAGCATCTTTGTTAGAAATTGCGTCATATTGGGACCTTGTTCCAGCCCAATATTTCAGCGCTTGCCCACCGTTCTGATTGATGATGTTCTGACCAGGGGTTCCATCTGCTCCTCTAGCTCCGTCCGCACCTCTAGGCCCTACTGGTCCTGCTGGACCTCTAGCACCTTCTGGTCCTCGCAAGCTATTTCGTTGGGATTCCGTCAATCTGTCAAAAGTCGGCCGATTTTCAAGGGCTGTGATACGGCGCTTAACGTCTGTGTCGTTATAAGAAATTACGAACGTTCTCTTACCGATTTTTTGAACACTAATATTAGTACCGTTGACAGCCGTTACCTTCCAAAACTCATAATCCACAGTACTGTCATTCGTCCAAAGGTCTTCAACAATATCCCCTACTTTAATACCGTCGGGGTTCATGATATCGGTTGTTTTTACTGTCGCGACTGAGCCAATATTTGCACCGTAGATATCCCTTTTAGCAAGTCGATATACTGGCGTTTCAGACTTCTTGGCATACTCTGCCAATGCCCTCTCTGCTGCGGAACCTTCAAATCGTACAACACCGTCTGCTCCTTTTGGCCCTACTGGTCCAGTTTCTCCACGGTCACCTTTAGGTCCTGTCAGATATTGCAGTGCTGAGAATCGGTCACGGCCATTTCCGACCTTGACCTTTCCTGTGTCACTCTCAATGCCTAACTCGCCATCGAGTAAGACCAGAGTGCTACTTGCCCAGTCTCGTGCTGACATGCGCTTGTGCTGTACCCTTACTGGGATTGTTTCCGTCATGTTCTTCCTCCATCAAAAATAAAAGTTGGACTCTCGTTCCAACTTCCGTCATATCTAGCATTTTGTCCATCAACAACCGTCTTGTAGACTGGCGCTAGTTCAATCCGTCTTGTCTGATTATCAATCATCACAGACTGCTCTACGTTCTGATACCAGTCCCCTGAGAAGGTCAGACGATAGGCACCGTAGTAGACCGCTAAGACCTGCTCCTCTTTCTGGACAAGGTCTTTATCAATCGCTGGCATGACCGAATTAGCAGGCGCTAAATGAACGTGGCCACCATAAAACGGTGTCTTATTCACCACCACAGTCACATCAGTTTTACCGTACGGCGTGCAGGTAGCTGACCAGCTGATGACGTATTTTTTGCCAATTTCAAAACCGTCTCCATTGTGTCCGACTTCCACGAAATCCGTTCCATAACTGATTTTTTTAGCCGTACCACCATTTAAACGGTTCTTATTGTACTGGGTATTCCCGTCACCACCAATCAGGCTAGCATTAACCCTTGCAGTCTCGCTGACCTGTTCCAGTTTCTTACTCAGTTCAGCGATTGAGTCCGCACCACTCATCAGCTCCTCACGGATTCGCTTCACGAACTCAGGACGCTCTTTTTCCATTTCTTCATGGATTTTAGCGCCAAATTCTTCGGCCTTAGCCTTGTACTGCTCGATGGCATCCGTGATAGCTTTCTCATGCTTGGCAAATTCAGCATCAAACGCACGGTCAGCGTTGGCGATCGCACGCTCAAGCATAATGTCAAATTTTGTTTCTTGCTTGTCCAAAATCGCATTGGCTACTGCTGATACTCCACCACCATTCCCTCCTGATTTCACTTTGTCATCAAAGGTAATAGTTAGATAGGCTCCCTGTCCATTGTTTGCTAAACAGTCATACTCATAGGCAATTGCTTTCTTATAAACGTCCACATTGTGCTTATAACTTTTCAGGTTGACTGTATCGCCCATGTGAACAGTTTGCCCATCAAGTTCATAGGCTTCAATCTTGATGGCATCTGTAGCCTTATCTATGTGTTCGTTAGTAAATTTAGCGCTAGCCCACTTTGTCAACTCATCAACGGTCTGAATGTTATTATTTGTATAACTTCTTTCGTTGATGTAAGGGTAGGCACCAATTAAGGGACTATCAACCGTTATGGCAATCGTTGTATCTTCCTTGGCACCCTCTGCCTTAAATGTAGACTTAGCATGGATCCGAGTAACAACATTTTGTGAGTTTTTGGTTCGTTGATAGGATTTTAGGTTTTTGTGGGTAGAGATGATAACACCTCTGTCCTCTCCTCGATTTCGCTTAATTGAGATAGCGAAATTGTCCCGAACCATCTCTCCTTCCCATGTTCCTACAATTGAGTGAGCGCCATCCATTAACACGCTGTAGAGTGTTTCTACTTCTTTCGTATTGATGGTGCGCCTGTCCGTGATATCACTGGTGAATGAAAAATCATTGATAGGAGACTTAGCAACTTGTACCAATTGAGAAAGAGCCTGCCAACAACTCTGCTTGTTGACAGACAGAGGATTGATAGATCGCTGCATGACGTCGTCAGTGATGTGGTAAGCAGTGATTTCTAAATGATCATCATTCTCTACTGGCTTCTTGATACGGAATAGTTGAGGTCCAATCACAGGCGCTGGCGCCTTTATCAACATATCTTCACGGAAAAGCTGATAAATCTCAGAGTCGGTGATAGGATAACGAACAGTAAGGATGAAATCCCCGTTCATTTGCTCTTTTATGACTGCCGAAGTTACTTCATGCAGCGGAATACCGTTCCATTTAACGTTACGAGTATCACTTTCAAGCAAATATAACATTATGCCCACCCCCAGACAGTCTCAATCGTCATGGAACTGATACCAGCTCCTAAGACAATCCCGACATCTTGCTTCTTGATTGGATCAATCGTGATAAAATCCCCTGTCCACTTAATTCTGGAACCTGTTCCGTCCAAGAAACTAGGATTGTTAGGGTTATTTACCATGATGGCTTTTCCAGACAGTCTTTCTAAGCGAATGACCTGCCTATCTACTGTGAAACTAACCTCAGTCGTACTCTGACCAGTCAAGGTAATTGTCGGAAAAGCCAAAGCAGAGCCTTTGGTTCTTAAAGTTCCACTTCTTGAAAAGGTTTGATTGTCTGTAACTTTGAAAAATTTGGTAGGGTGACACTCAAATGTGACTTTAAGCGCGTAATACCCTGCACGGTTTCTAATAGTCTCAGAAATCTTTACCTTGTAACACCACATCTTAGTGGTTTTGACACGTTCGCTTTCAAGCCAAAAGTTCTCCCTGGCAAAGAGAGCCAAGAAACGGTTCAAGTCCTCTTCCTTTGGTTTTACTAAGTGAAGTGTGTAGGTTTTCTCAACCATCCCTCTATGATGATTGGTTTGTAGGATAGCTCCACTAATTCCATCATGCTCCCATAGTTTTGTCTTGCTATTGGCAATCACAATGGATGGCGCTTCTTCTACAATCACCTCAAAAGGAAAAGAGGAGGTTGCTACGCCATCAATCACCAATTCATTATGTTTGATCATGCAATACCTCCTCTAAGTTGTGTTTTCCGTTGGAGTTCATCTGCTATCTTTTGAGCCACAACGTCAGCAATACGGTTGATATCCATCTCTTCACTGATGTTGTTTCCGCTAATGCTGACATTGATAACAGGAGATAGACCTCCCATTGTTTGGGCTATTCCACGGCCGATAGCTCCCAAGGTTCGTTCGTTTAGTGGTAAGACAGCCTCGTTCCCAGCCTCTCCACCAACCATCAGGCTATTTCCGTTTGAACCGAAAACAGTCGGCTTGGTCAAGATACCACCCTTGGCATACCACTCTACGCCAATGCTTGGCAACCCGTTACTCAACCAGTCAACTGGATTAAGAGAGCCGCTAATGCTAAAGTGAGGTAGAGGGATGTGAGGCCATCTAAATTCAAAGTTAAAGAATCCCTTGATAGCTTCAATTGCACTACCAACTAAATCCTTAGCCCCGTTAATAGCATTGCCGATTGTATCTTTAATACCGTTCCAAATGCTACTTGCGGTTGATTGAATACTATTCCAGATATTGCTAATCGTATCTCTTATACCGTTAAAGACACTTGAGACCGAACTTGAAATACCATCAAATATTCCTGAAAGAGTGGACTTGATACCATTCCAAACAGTTGATGCAACCGTTGAGATGGTGTTCCAGATGTTAGACAATAGCTGCGCTATGCCATTAAAGATAGTCCCAATGACACTTGCAATCCCATTCCAGATTGTTTCTCCAACACTCTTGATGGTTTCCCAAGCGCCCGACCAGTCACCAGTAATGATCTGCATCACTGCCTTGATAATACCCAAAATAACGTTGATAGCTGTTTCAACTACCGTTTTAATCACTTCCCAAACTGTAGAAGTGATAATCTGAATATTGTTCCATGTCCCTTCTATAAGAGGACCTAGAACAGTCATAACAGCGCTAATGATAGCGGAAATGCCATTCCAGACAGCATCCGTAATTGAACGGATTAGTTCTTGGTTTTCAGTCCACCAAGTTACAACCGTTCCAAAAATACTCATGATGACATTTGAAATTTCACCTACAACAGTATTGATGACAGATGAAATAGCCTCCCACACAGCTGTTACAGCGTTGCGGAATCCTTCATTCGTTTCCCATAAGTATTTTAAAATGACAACGACCGCTGCAACTGCGGCCGCTATTGCAGCGGCTGTCCCTATGATTGGTAAGGCGGCGGCAATCATGCCTCCTATTGAAAGTTCAAGAGCTGTTGCAGCTGCTTGTAAAGTTAGGAATATTGGGGCTAAGATACCAACAACAGTAACAACTGTCCCTAGAATGACAACAAATTCTTTAATCGGACCAGGTAATCCGCTGAACCATTCAGCTACTTGCTTGACAATATTCCCCAGTATTTCAAATACTGGCGCCAGTACTTCAGCAATTGCAGCACCCAACTCTGACATGGCCAAAGTAACTGAATTTTGAGCCGTCTGGAATTTATCTATTGGGTCCAAGGTGGCTTCGTATGTGTTTGAAACTAAACCAGCAGATTCTTGGGCTGTTTTCCCTAAATCTTCAAAACTTAACGCTCCACGTTTGATAGCATCAACCATTTGTGGCGCTTTTTTAGCCCCAAAGATCTCCATCGCAATGCTTAAAGCTTCTGTCTCACTCTTGCTGTTTTTGATGGAGTCTATTGTTTCTTTGAGACCCTCGTTCATGCTCTTGCCTTGTTTGGCATACACTCCTGCCGCTTTCGTCAATCCTGATAAAGCAGCAGACGAATCGACACCATGTTGCTCTAGCTGACCAACAAGTGTAACAGCTTCTTCAAAACTAAGTCCTAACAATTTGATTTGAGGAGCGCCATCTGTTGCTTTTTTCATCAAGTCATCGACGGAAACACCCGTTGCCTGAGCGACAAACGTAGTTGAATCTAAGACTTTTGATAAATCATCAACGCTCATTCCGTACGCTTCTAATGCCTGTTTCGACTGAATGGTTGAATTTGTAACATCAGAACCGTTAATTTCCGAGAATTTGATAATATCTTCTGAGGCGCCCTTGAGTGCTTCGCCTGTAAGTTGAAATTGAGTGTTAACTTCTCCAACAGCATTCCCTACTGTTGAGAAATCTGTTGGTAATGATGTGGCGATTTCGTTCGCAACATCCTGCATACCTTGCAGAGCTTCTCCACCAGCGCCTGTTTTGGTAACAATAATATCCATCCCTTCGTCTACTTGACGAAAGGCTTCCAGAGCACTTTTCCCAAAGTCAACTAGTTTTTGACTAATCTCAGATAGCTTTTCAGAAAATTGGTTTAGTAGTTCAGCTTTCAAAAGATTGTTAGTCTCGCCGAGACTATCTCCAGCTTGTTTCCCACTGCTGGCTAGCTTTTCCATTTCCTGACCAAGATTGGCGTAAGCGGTCTTAGCTTGGTTCAGCTCCGCTTCCATCTTGTTAGCTTCAGCTGAGTTTTCGCCATACTGTTCTTTAGTTAAACTCAACTGCTTCTCAAGGTTTTCAATTTGACGAGCGACAATTTCAGACTGTGCACCAATCTTCTTTTCAGCTAATGCCAACTTGTCAGCTTCACTAGCGTTGGCACCCATCTGACTTTCTTGTAGCTTAAACGAACTAACTACTTTTTCAGATTCGCTGGCAAGTAGTTTTTGCTCGTTCTGCAATTCTTTCAGTTGAGTTTGGTTATTCTTGGCTGCATTCCCATTACCCTCAAGAGCCTGATTGACACTAGCTAGTTTTCCCTCGTATCCTTTCAGGACATTTTGAGTCACTTCTACTTCACGCTGGAAAGCACGATACTGGTCTGCGCCAATATCTCCTTTTTTAAACTGCTCCTCAACTTGAGATTGAGCTTGTCTTAAGGTTTCTAGTTTCTCCCGAGTGGTTCCAACTTGCTTCTGTAAGACTTCTTGTTTTTGGGTTAGTAAGGTAACATTCCCAGTATCAAACTTTAAAGCATTATCAATTTGTTTCAGCTCTTTTGTTGCGTTGGCAGACTCTTGATTGACACCTTTTAACGCTTTTTGTAAGGGCTGGGTATCGCCATCGATTTCAATTTTTATCCCTTTGATATTTCCTGCCATATTTCCTCCTTTCCTTAAAAATAAGGAACGCTGAGAGGTTTTCTATGACCAGAATACTAGCCAACTAAATGAACTTGTCCTCACAATCGCTCTCTCAGCACTCACTTTTTCTCTAAAATGCATCAAAATCAGCTTGGGTGGCCTTCCGACTACCCGTTTTATTTTCGCTACGCAAATTGACATAATCTGTCTGATAATCTAAAGCCATCCCAATGGAAATGTGCTTGAGATCATCGATAGATAAGCCAGTTTCCTTGCAACAAGATAGATAGGATTCTACCGTGAAGGCTTCTTCGCTTGCTGTTTCTGATGTGTCTGTTTCTTTTTTGTTTGCAGTACCGTATTCAACATTTCCATCATTAGCGGACAGACTTCGTCAAGAGGAAACTCTTCCATATCCATAAAGAAATCATCAAACGGTTTAATTTTAGGATTGCCAGATTTAGCAAATACCCAAAATAGACGATAGAAAAAGGTAATGTCAAAATCTTCTAAAAGAGATAGATCGACGCTTTCCGCTACCAAATCATTAACTTTTTCTAATTGATTCAATTGAGCTACCAATTGCTTATTTTTCAAAAGTCCTAACAGATCCTTGAAAAAATCCTGCCCAAACTCATTCTTGTAAGCGATTGGAGTATAGGCATTTGTTGCAAGCTCATAGCGCTTGTTGCTGATTTTAATACTTCGACGCATTCTTTACTCCTTACCCTAAAGATGTTGGCTCATAAACGCTAGTAAACCAAGCGTCATACACTTCTTTCTTGTCAGCTGACGTAATCGAACGTTTCACGACGCTATCAAGCGGACGTGGTGAAGCTTTGAAGCTAAGTTCACGCTCGTTGACAGTTGTTCCGCTCTTAGTAGCAGAGCCGTTCGATGGACGACTAGCAGAGCAGTAGTAGAGAACGTAGCGAGTCTTGTTTTGATCTCCTGAAAATTCAAACATAATAGCAAACGGTTTAGTTGAAGCATCGCCTTTTTCAGTCAATACTCCTGTTTGCTCATCCTTGAGTTCTCCTAAGATTTTTGTCGCAAACTCTTCCGTGATATGCGGTACTTTCAATTTTCCTTCATACCCTTCATTTGAGTTCATGAAGTGGTAGTCCACATCGTCAGCTGGGATTGCTTTCGATTCTCCTTTTGGTTCTAGCTCCAAGTTCATCGCTCCAGGAAAACGGAAAATTTTCCCGTAGCTAATAACATTTGTGTCCCCATTGATGGTTTCGATTGGTGCGATATGCACGTTTTTCAATCCAAAGGTTACTTTATTTTCTGTTTTTGTCATCTTCTTCTCCTTAGTACAAATAAACAGTGTAAGGCTTGACAGATAGCCTTTCTGTTGGGATATAGCTTTCTTCTGATACCTCAAAAACAAGTTGATATTTAGACAATAACTCTTCCAAGGTCTCTTCCAAATCTTCGTCTTTACGTTCAAAGATAAGCTCTACAGTCACAGATTTAATCTGGTATTCCTGTTCGTCATCTGCTCTCTTGATATCTGGATGTGATTCAAAGTAGATAAGGTAAGGTGTTTGAGGAACGTGTCCAGTTTCAAACGCACGATAGGCTATAGGTAGATTCGCTTGACTTAGAATATCGACAAGGTCAGATAATTTCATTTTTGAATAGCCTCCTTCACTTTCCGTTCAAAGGAATTGATTAGCTTTTCTTCTACAGGTTGGATATGAGGGATAGCACGACTGCGACCACCATTCCTTAAAACATGGCCATTTTCAAGTAGGTGTGTCAATTGATAGCCTGTAGCATTATGGATTACGTATGAGCCTTTGGCGTTTTTCTTGAGGCGCCATCCTCTCCCATACTTCCCTTTATTCTTTGGACTTGTCGTCTTCAAAGCCGCAACAGCTTCATCACCTAACTCTTGTGCAATAGTGTCAATCTCGTCTTCCAACTCACTAGAATACTCACTCAGTGCTTTAGCAATTTCTGCTGACAAGTCGCCTGTGACACTCATGGCAATTCCTCCATCAAAGTCAGCTCCAGAATTTCTAAACCAATCGGAAATGTTTTGAGAATACGATACCGTTTCCCATTAAATTCCGCTTCTTCCTCGTTGTTATACTCAAAGCTATGAATATCAAGGATAAGGCTTGGTCTAAGTCCAACCTGGCTAGCCTGATAAAATTCAGAACGAGTTATGGAACGCTTACGACACAAAATAGTCAACCGCTTTTCCTCAAATAGAGGTTGGTGCAATTTATCTAATCCTGTTTTAACCCTTGAGATCAATGTAATCTCATTGTTCCATGCCATCTTCTTACCTCAATTTCAAATTATGCAACCGCCATAAAAGGTGGCGTGGCATATCCACCCCACCCTCATAGCGAAAGGCTGCAAAATCAACTACAAACATTTGGTGTTCAGCATTTTCTGATTCAAGCAAAACTCCCAAATTATCTTCCAGTTCAGTTATGACAGCTTCGATGATTTTCTCCAAAGGCTTATCACGTAGTGTTGTTGCTATACCCAATTTTAGTTTTAGTAATTCTAGTAATTGAGCATTGTCCATAACTACTCCTCATCTTCCTCTTCGGGTTCTTGAGGTTCTGCTTCTCCTTCGGAAATATCGTCATCATCGATTTTAGTCAAGAAAATAGATCCTGCGCTATTTGACCCATCTAACAACTCTTGAATGAAGGTCTTGGTGCTCTTATATCCTGTTCTGGGATAAATATCCCCGATTTGATATTCATATTGTTGAGGGTCTCTCAAATCCTTAAAAGGACGGATTACTTGATAAGCCATCAGCTCCCTCCTTACCCTGCAGCGTCAGTGTACGTCACATAGAACCCCGCTGCTTCATCAACTTTCTTAACATCGAAACGGTTGGCAGTTCCTAGGTATTGACCGTAGATTTTATCATCTTGCCATTTGACGGTTGTCTGAGCGCGGTCAAACAATGTCGCAAATTCTCCAACGTCACCGATGAAGGCTTTCATTTCACCTTTAGCATCTCCAATGATATCATCAGGATAAACATCGATTACACGACCAGCGAACTTGTAGCCAGTTGGAGATGTGATGTCTGTTTGAAGCATGTAGCGACCGTCCTTGTCCTTGATTTTATCAAGAGCAGCAAACATAGATTGGGTACATACAATAGTTGCATCGTAGTACGGTTTCAATTCCACGTTGAGAATATCTTTCAAGCCATCCAAACCAGCTGCGCTTTTAGCTGTAGCTGTCTTGAGAACTTTAGCAATCTCTTTATTCTTAGTGATACGTTCTTGGTTCTTAGCTTGTTTAGCAACCAATCCCATGACATCATAGTCAGCATCATCAATCAATTCTTGAGATACTGGCAAATGACCACGACGTGTTTTGATTTCATAGTTCACCTTTGTAAAGGTTGGTTTAGCCAATTCAGGGTTTTCTTCCAACTCTTCAACAGTGTTCATTGTTTGGTCAGTCAATTTAACAACTGCCCATTTACCGCTTGCATTCTTGACATTAACGATGTTGACCAATGAAGTCAAATCTGTCTTGTCTTGTTTAGCTTCTTTAGGCGTCATCAATTCAACAGGAATGATTGCTTCTCCTTCAGCAGATTTGAGACCATCAGCACGCACTTCTTTTGTTCGAAGGTAGTGGTTAAATGCTTCACGTTGTTCCAATGTTTTTCCTCCTCGTTTCTCAGTTTTACCTGGTGTTGGTGCTTTTCGATTTTGCTCCTCGATTTGTTTTTCCAACTCGTCAATTTCTTTTTCCAACTGTGCTTTTTCAGCTTCTTTTTCTTCAATTTCCTTTTGAAGATCATCCACAGTCTTTTCAACTGCTGAAACTTCTTCATCAGTTTCAGCACGATCCAACTTTTCTAACTCAACAACCGAACGTTTGTTTAATTCTTCAATAGTTTCTTCCAACTCAACTACCTTAGTTGCTTTTGCTCGCATACGAGCACCAAAGATTAACGCCTTATTCATAGCTTAAATTTCTCCTTAATTTCTTTCTTGCGCTTATCTAGCGCTTCACGATTCGCACGGCTCTGACTTTCAAAGTCTTTTTGTCGTGCAGCAATTTCTGTTTGTGGATAGGCTGGGAAAGTACATGGGCTCACTTCAAAGATTTCTAGTTCTAAGACAGTGTCCAGATACGAACCATCTTCACGTTCCTCTGTTTCGATTTTTATCGGGATAAAGCCAAAGCTACATCCGATAACATCTCCACGCTTGACACGGGCATAGGCTCCAACAGCTTGAGGATCATCCTTGTTAATGATGATGTCTCCAAAAAGACCAACATCATCAACACCCAGCGTCAGAGTTCCGTTACCTGTTCGACCGAGAACAAGACTATCATCGTGGTTAAATAAAGCTCTGATATCAGCGTCTTTGATAGCTTTCTCAACTCCAGCACGCTTGATAACTTCACAGTAGCCTGGCCACAATTCCGTCTCCTCGTCAAACTTGATAAAGTAGCCACTCAAAATCAAATCACCAGAGTCTTCTTCTCTCGTTTGAAATTGAGTGGCACGATAACTATTCCGTTTCTGCATTCTCTTCCTCACCTCCTTTCAATTTATTTTGGTCTCCTATCTTCTCTTGAGGGATAAAGTTCTCAAGGACAATCAACTCTTCCATCTCAGGATCAGGAGCCATACCAAGCCAATCTCTCCACTCATTACGACGCATTGCAGTACTGTTTGTCATTTGACGTGCAACCTCAGACAACTCTGTAATGTTGTAAGAGAAGAGTGAGCGAGGATTTAGCTTGAAGTAACGATTACTAGACAAAAGTAAGTCTCTGGTTAGTGTTTGAGTAATAGTGGTAGCGATACTCATGACAGTCGTATTTACAAAGTTGTTATACTCTGTCTTATTGAACTCTCCCACGCCCAAAATAAAAGCAGGTACTCCTAATAGACCTGCAACTGTTCTTTTATCTAATTCGACAGACTCATTTAGAGCAATGTCCGTTAGACTAAGCGGCTTTACCTGTTGAATATCCAGCAATGCCTCTGGAACAATCCATGGAGCGCCAACCCTGCTAGTACTTAAATACTTCTCAGCGATACGCTCACGTCCTTGCTCCGAGTCTAGTTCAGCACTAGACGAGTCAACCTTAACGATAAGACTAGGAATGTTCTTACCGTTCATGAAGCTTTTTTTAGTCTTAGTAGCCATGTTCAAACTTTGAACCACATCTGTCAACGTCACCCTAAAACCAGTGCCAATATATGGAATATCTGGATCTGGATTGATGACAAAGTGGACTACTTCATCAGGGGAATACACTTCACCCCTAAATGAGATCACATAGGAATCCTTATCTGTTTGGAACGAAACCTCTCTCATCGGAAATGGTCTTAGATTAGAAATATAATCCGTAACAGGTTCATATTCCACATGTAGGACAGAGTTCCCATCGCCATACAGAAGCAAATCACGCACAATCTTGAAAATCCATGACTTCCTTGTCATGTGTTCGCATGGATTGATGTCAATCTTTCTAGCCAGTCCGTCACGAATTCTGATATCACCTTTATCCGTGTTTTCCATCAGATGGATGGTCATATTAGAGACCAAATCAGCAATCTTATTAACCGCTGTCACCACATCTGGATTTCTGGCCAAAGGTACATACGAATCCATCAGGTTTGACAACCCTAAATCTGAATGACTCAGCATGTTAATTGTCTTACTTGGCTTGTTTCGTTTCCAAAACTTTTCAAAAATACCCATGTTTCCTCACCTCCTTTCTCTCTAATCAAAGAATCTCATCACATCGCCACCCTTGCCAAGATTGGCAAGAGCCTGTATACAAGCAAAGACGCTGGCATCAAACAAGTCAATCCTTGCAGTACCACCGTCTCCGTCTAATTTTTCATATTGCACAGCGTCATCCACCTTTTCAATCGCTCTAACATTGCTCACACAGTATTCATAAGCGTCAGAATGAAGATAATAAAATTCCTTGTTCTTGACTTTGAACTCAATCCGTCTGAACCCCTCAGATTTCAGATAGAATAACTGAGGCTGGTCAATCATCTTAAACTTAGCCTTTTTCATCTTGGCCAAAAACTCACGACCAAACTTCCTATCCATTCCCACAGCTTGGATTTTAAATCCACGCTCACGCATACTGATGAACCATTTGACGATATCGTCATAGAGAACGGTAGGAGTATTGCTCATCGTCAGCCAGCCATCAGATTGCCAGCCAAAAAGTGGAATTCCATCATCGTTAGCCTTCTTTTGAGCATTAATCCGAGGAAAGAAAGCATGTGTGATACAGATATCAACATCTTTCTCACCGTCATTATAGACACCGTAGAGAGCAGCTGCTGTTAAGTCATGTAATCTTGACAAGTCCGCACCACCATACCAGCGAATCGGCAAGCGTGCCAGCTCTTCTAAACTCCAATCGTAACAACTATCCGACGCAATAAACTCATCAGGATTGAAATAAGCGTTCATAGAGTTAGTGAAGATATTCAGGGTCTTATTGAAAAACTCGTTTCGAGTCTGAGGATCATTCATAGCCTGCTCTGCTTCTTCCTTGAGAGCCTTGAGCGAAACCGTGACACCCCATGACGGATTTGCCATTTTTAGAACATTCTCATCCAGATAGTCCCCCACATCCCCATCAGCAGATTGATTAGCCTTGCAGATGAAGATAAAAAATGAATCATCAGTGACTAATTGCTTGAGCACCTTTTGACAGTATTTCAGACGGTTAGCAAGGAAGCCAGTAGGAATATCCCCAGCCGTAGAGATAACAAAAAGCATACTGTTACGGTATGCTGACATTGTTTTTTTCATGAGACCATGCTTCTTACTGTTTCGCATAGTATGAGCTTCGTCCAAGATGATAACATTCCCATTCAGAGAGTCCAATCGGCTCTCATCATTAGCTAGTGCCTGGATAAAGAAAGAACCTTCATCGCCAAAATTGGCAGTGATAGAGTGTTCTTGGTTATTATCCTTGATTCGAATGTTCTTATCGTTCCAGCGTTCAACATTGAATCTTAAAAAACCAAAAGCTTCCATCGCTTGCTTGACTGAATTAGCAACGATATAGCATTTTGAACCGCTATCTGTGTCTAATATCTGGTAGGCAAGAGCAATTGCAGCAGTAAACGAGGTCTTGCCATTCTTCCGAGCAAGCATGATAAGCGCTTCTTTGAACCTGCGCTCATTCGTCCCTTTATAGTAAAATCCAAACAGATTCACAACTACAAAATGTTGCCACGGTTGTAAGAGTAATGGCTTGTTACGGATAGACACCGCAAACATATCATCGCCCTGCTGATGAACTATCACGTTCTCGATAAAGTGAATAACAAAATCCACCATATCCTCATCCATCTCAAAAGCAGGATTTTCTAAATCACGGAAAAAACGTTCGGCAGCAAGAATGTTCTCCTCGCAATGTTCCTCTTGGTGAGTTAAGACGTGTTGAGCGTATTCTTTTGCTTTATCAATATTACCCATTGCCAGTCACTCGCTTCTTCTTGATTTCGTTCTTGAACTTCAGGACCTCAGTAAGAACTGACTCACCCTCTTGTTCTACTACCTCACCGAGCGACTTCGGATTCATCATCAGCTGATTAGAGTAACTCAGGATGTCTTTCCTAAGTATTTCCATTGCTGTCAAGATTGGAACTTTGCGCTCATTCTCAGCACCAGCCTTATTGACATAGGTATCTGTCACTGGATATCCCATATCAGCATAATCTTGAGCAAGTTTCTGATACTGATATAGCATGCCTGCGAAAATATCAATGATCATTTCGAACTCTTTCCGATAAGTGCCCAAGTCTTTCATCTGCTTGACCACTTTTGACTTAATCGACTTTGCTGTAATTGGTTTAGCCAAAAACTACCTCCTTTCGTCAAAATCGCTTAGTTTTTACCCCCTTTTTGTTTGAAGGCCCCCGACTTGGAAAAAGTTCCCTTCACCGGTTCCCAGAGGATTCGAAAAAAATTTTTTGAAGTGGGGGGATAAAAAATTTTTTTCATTTTTCATTTTTGTTTTTGAAAAAATTTAAAAATTCTTTTTTTCTCTTCTTCTGCCAATAAATTCCATTTCCGATTATCTTATCGTTGTTGCGGTCATGAAACGTATTATGTTTGCGGTTCGTCAGTGGCAAACAATTCCAAGATACATATTCCAACTCTGGATACTCAGACACTGGATAAATATGATGAACCATTTCAGCTGGAACTGACTGGCCATATCTTAGACTTTCTTGGCAAAGGTAATCGTGTTGTCTCATGACCTTGTCACGAAACTTGTACCACTTCCTTGTCTTCAAGCTTTGTCTGACTGGTTTGTTGTACATGATATATACTCCTCTGCAAAACAAAAGGACAGGCTCTTGACCTATCCCATCTCATACAAGAAATCTATGCTACCATAATAAACCTTTTTTTGTGAGACTTCAAGATGTCTTTTGTCTCATCTTTTGTCTACAAAATCATATACGAGAGCTCCAATAAATACTAAGGGCAGAAATAGAAAAATCAATCCATGCTTAAATATTTTCCCTATATCTTCTTTTGTCCAATCGAAAACAATTTTCAAAAACATCAATGCGATAAAATAACAAACTAAATATCCTATGAGTAACATATTCCTCTCCTCTTCCTCTTCTCCAACTATACCAATTTTATCCCTCACTTTCACATATCTTATATTTTGTTAAACTCACTCTAAATCTCAAACACTTACTAATCATAGGTTTTAAAGCGTTTCGCTTTTTCAGTTTATGCTTAATTCATTATGTGAAAGTAATATCTAAAAAAATTAAATGACAAAGTTCCGTAGTGCATCATCGAGCTCTGCTTGTTCTATCCCTATGTATCTCAATGTGATTGCAGGCGATGAGTGATTGAACATTTTTTGTAATGTTCCTACGTCCTTTGTCTTGTTGTAATATTTATAGCCAAATGTTTTTCGCATTGTGTGAGTGCCGACATTATCAATGCCAAGTTCTTCAGCTGCTTCATGTATGATTTGATAGGCTCGCTCACGAGTGATTGCTTTATTTTTCCCTTGCCTACTCTTGAATAAGAAATGATGAAATGGTTTGTCTTCGACATATCTTCTCATTTCTTTCTTGAGTTCTTTTGTCATCCGTCTTGTTATCTGCTTGCCAGTCTTCCGTTCTCTCAGTTTGATGTGCCAACCTTGAACATCTTTAACTTTCAATGTGAGGATATCTCCAACTCGCAAACCAGTATTCAGGCCTGTAATGAATAGCATATAATACATCTCATTCCACTCTCTGAGATAATCTTTCATAGCTTGAATGTCGTCATTATCTTTTATCGGTGATACAAATTCCATATTCTACCTCCTTTCCCAAAACAAAAAGCCAGCATTTGCTGACTCTTGACGATACTTCTGTTGGACAACTTTTCTGACTAGAATTAAGGATGACTCCTAAAGTGTGATGTGTGTTTTTGTTTCAGAAGTTCATGCTATCATAATAGACCTTTTTTTGTGAGACTTCAAGATGTCTTTTGTCTCAATCTTATTTACAACTCACCTTTCAGTATAGCGTACTGTTCTAAGATAATCCTTCTACGTCGATAGATTGTAGCTTTGCTCATGAATTTCTGTTCTGCTATTTCTTCCCATCTCAATTGAGGATATCTCCAGCGTAGATTAAAGATTTCCATATCCTCATCCACTAGATTACTCAAGAGTTTGTTAATGATCCCTTTAAATCCTTCAAGAAATTTTAAAGTCGGATCATCTGCGATTCTGATTGCGATAGTTTCGGTAGGTTTGCTTATTCCTACAGTAGGTCCACTTTGAGCATCTGGATTTCTGGTTTCTAATTCTAGCCTTCTTAAATCTATTGTGCGTTGAATGTTTTGAAATTTGAAAAGTTCTCTGTCTAACGTTTTGAGTTCTTCGTCGCTCAATTTTTTCAATTTCCACCTCCAAGTTTTTAAAAAATGTAAACAAGTTATCAAATATCTGAGAGAAAGCCTTGCGAATATTAGAAAATGCCTTATTAATCATTTTAGCTATAGCTTCAATTTCTTCAGGACTTAATTTCCGTAGTTGTTTTTCTAATTCTTCTTGCTTTTCTTGTAACTGCCGTTTAGCTATCTTCTTCTTAATTCTTTTGTTCATTGAGTCTTATTTCCTCTCTTGAATCTCAATCCCAAAGAAAGTACAGATATCTTCCAATGCGCATTTAGAAATGCTACGGCCTGCTTCCCACTTGGCTATCGTATCTCTGCGATATCCTAATTTAGTAGCCAAATCACTTTGAGTCAATCCCAACTCGCATCGCTTTCTTTTTAGCATTTCTGCAAAATGGTTTGTCGTTTTTCTCAAAAACATACGAGGATCAAGATTCAATTTTTCGCAAATAACAAACATATCTCCATCTTGCGGTTGTGCTTTTCCGCTTTCCCAATAACAAATGGTTTCTGGAGTAACTCCAAAGATTTTAGCAACCTCAACTTTCTTTAGACCTTTGGATTTTCGCCACAATCTGATTTGATTTCCGAACTTATTATCCTTCATCATCCACCTCGATCTTTACGACAGCTCTACCATTTGGACGTCGTTTTTGTGTAGATGCAAAAGTATAATACTTCAACATCCTTTCAGCAATACCCGTTTCTTTGCTGATTTCGGCAAGAGTACCCATGGCAATAAAGGTGTCCCCTTCGTACAACGCGTATTCACTCATTCTCCATCTCCTCGATTAGCCAGTCAAGGTTCTTGCGTGCTTTCTTTAGATCTTCGATACCATTCTTTTCTTTGTATCGAAGTAAATACTCGACTGCACTGCACCAGTGATGTGCTTCCATCTCTGACTTACCTTTGATGAAATTTCTCGTAACATCCTTCACTTCGAGACCATAAGTCCCGATGTAGTGGTTTGGTTTGTTTATGTTGTCAATTATTTCTGGGTTCATTATTTATCCTCCAAAAGCTCAGGGTTTTCGTAGATGTTGCCGATGATTTCTTCATGCTCAGTCCACGCATATCCTTCTCTCAAGTCTTTTAGGTATACAGCTGGCATTCCTCCAAAATACGTACCGCCATATTCTTTTTCTATATAGACTTCGTGAAGGCAGCCTCTTGTGCATTTGATAATATCTCCGACAAAAACCTCCTTGCCGTTCTTATCTTTAAGGCCTGTTGATTGCATGAGTTCGATATCTCTAAAATTTCTCCAATACTCTCCAAAGTCATCATATAAGCGAACTCCTTCAGTGTCTATATAAATCCTATCAACCACAGACATTCTCTTTCGCCAACTATCCCATGCTCTATATCTTGGTTTCATTCGGCAAATCCTCCTCTTTGACGAAAGTACCATCAATCCAACGACCTTTACGGTCTTTGATTTCTTGGTAAGCCAGTTCAAAACACTCTTCGAAATCATATCCGAGAATATTGCTGATTGATTTTAACCAATAAATTGAACGAGTTAAATCGACTATATATAGATCTTTATCCGTGAATCCATTTGATAACTGAATATTGCTGATTGTCCTATTCAAAAAGACCAAACATTCTATAACATGGTATCCGTCGCTAAACACTTCCCCAAAAATCTCCTGCACGTCTACCTTAATCAGCAAGGCCAGACCAACAACCACGACTGCGCAATCTCCGATACTGTCCTTGGTCAGTTGCTCATTCTTCTTGAGATAGCCGGCGCATAGTTCACCGAACTCCTCGCTAAGTTTCAAAGACTGCTTATCCAGTCGTCCACCGTTTTCTAAATCACGGTCAATAAACCATTGTTTTACATTTTCTAGTG